GCGTTGTGTTCATCCGGCTCAACAACGGTGTCAACGCGGTTGCCCACACCTGCTATGACCGGCGAATGCCTGGAAAGAAAGACGACGTCAGCTTTGCCGTTATCGCACGCCCTCCAATACAATTATTATGTCTTAATTATATAAGGATTATTACCTCACGTCAAGATTTTACTGCAGTACCCTCAAACTTGTTGAGAGTATCATTAAATGCAGAAGAAACCGTTACGGTTTTTCCTGCATTATTTTTTTATCCGAAGGCAGGCGGAAGGAGGCTAAAACATTGAACGGATACAGTTATTTGACGCTGGAACAGCGCCGCGAGATCGAAAGAATGTATGCAGAGGGTGAACGCGTTGTTGACATTGCCGCCCGTCTGAAAAGGAGCGCCGCCGCTATCTACGAAGAGTTGAAGCGTGGCTATACGGGAGAGTTTGACGGCTACGCCCGCCCGAAGTACAGCGCCGATCTTGCACAAGCGACGGTGCAAGAGAATTTCCGACGCAGAGGAAACCGACGCGGCGCGAATTGCTGAAATACGAAAGGAGCTATTCAATATGACACAGTTTAACAACGAGCTTTACGCGGGGTTCTTGCCGGAAGCGGGCGACGCGCGCTTCGAGGGAAAGCGGGGCTTCTATCCTGCAATGACGGCGGAAGAATACAGAGCGCTTCCGCTTCCGATGAAATGCGCAACGTGGGACGCGCGCGTTCAGTATGTGATCTTCGATAGCTATTTCAGAGATTACGAGCTTTCCGGAAAAGTCGAGGTTCACGCCGAAAACGCATTCAAGGCGCTTTTCCGCCACAGCGAAACCGACACGCAGTTATACAGCGTTTGCGCCGTTCGCCTTTTTGACGGAACGCGCGTTGCGGCGAAGTGGGTTCAAGACAGCGTTTCGGGCGCATTCCGGATTGTAACGACTTCTGGAAACGTGCTGGGTACGCAAGGCGGCTTTCGCGGACATATCCCCGAAAACTGCAAGAAGCGGGACGACGGAACGTGGGGGCTTTTCCCGCTTGATCGCACAGCAGACCGCAAGCAGATTATACGCGTCGCATTTTGACGCGGGAAAGGAGCTATTCACCATGAGCGACAGAAGAACAGCGTTTGACGCTATCACGAAGGACAAGCCCACGCTGGCGGGCTTCCTTCGTTCCCTTCCTTGCATTGAAGCGCCGTGGGACGCGGCTTTTCAGAAGCGTTATTGCTCTTCCTGCACGGCGGAGAATTGCGACGCTTGCGCGAATGAGCAGTTCCGGAACAATCCGGAATGGTGGCTTTCTCTTCCGGCGGCGGAGGTGGAACAATGACGGCGGATCGGGCGCGCGGGGCGCTTGCCGTCCTGCAAGCCGCGGACGGGAAGTTTATTTGCGAAGTGCCTTGCGGTTACATAGTCGAGCAGACAGCCAGCGCACACAAGCCACGGCGGATACAGGCACAACGACGGCGGCGGGCAATGCTTCGCCGTCGCGTCGCCCTTACGGTTGCATTGCTGACCGTTGCCGCCCTTCTTGCGGCGCTTATGCCGTGGAGCGGGAGCGGTGCGGCGGACAAGCCGAAGGACACGACCGCCGGAACGCTTGAAGAGGTACACCAGCCGACCGCCGTTCTTCTTCCTTCGAGCGGGACGGTGGCGGGATATGTGCCGAACGCGGCGGAGGTTGAAGCCCTTGCGAAGCTGATCTACGGCGAAGCGGGGATCGTTCCTTCTACGACGGAGCAAGCGGCGGTTGTATGGTGCGTTCTGAACCGCGTTGACGATCCACGCTTCCCCGACACGGTGCTGGAGGTTATCAAAGCGCCCTATCAGTTCAGCGGCTACGATCCCGAATATCCCGTGAAAGAGGAATTCGCCCTTCTTGCGGCGGACGTGCTGACGCGATACCGCGCGGAGCGGGACGGCGAAGAAAACGTCGGGCGGGTGCTTCCGGCGGAATACTGCTTCTTCACGGGCGACGGGCGGCGCAATCACTTCACAACGGAATGGAAAAGTACGGATTGCTTCGGCTGGACGCTTGAAAGCCCGTACACAGATTGAAAGGAGCGGCACACGATGAAGGAAAACAAAAGCGGCTGGCAGTTCCCGAAGGCGCTTGAAATTATCAAGTGCAAGGAAGGCAACAAAGAGTTTATGAAGGAGCGTCCGGCGCGTCGCCCGTTCGGAAACACCGTGCTTATTTGCGAATATCCGATCGACGACACGGCGGCGGAAGAGCCGAACGCGAAGTTGATTACATGGCGGCTTGCGAAGCGCGCCGCGCGGGACTTCTTGCGCGTTTCCTTTATGCCTTCGGCTATCGTATCGGCGGCGACGCATGGCGGGAAAACCGCCGTCCGCGTCTACGGTAAATATTAAAACACACGAAAGGAGCTATTCAATTATGTTCAGCAAGAAAAAGACTGAATGCCGCGTTTGCGGCTATCGCTTCACACCGGAGCGGGAAAACATCTACACGGCGGAAGAACCACGTTCGGCGCTTGAAATGCTTACCGCCGCGCAGACGCGCTTTTCGGCGGTGGATTGCCCGATTTGCGGTTGTCAAATCCGGCTGGCGGATCGTGCGCCGCGCATTGACTTTCCGGCTATTGTAGAACGGCACGACGCGGACGCAGAGGAAACGGAGGGCGGCGAAGATGAAGATTAAAAGTATCGCCGCTATCTGCAAAAAGAACAAGAATATTGCGATCTTCGAGCGGTACAGCGACGACGGCGACATATTAACGCAGTACATCGGCGACGGATCGGCGGTTTATCCGGTTATCGGGCTTCCGCCGCTTGACGCGGAAAGCCTTTTAACGATCTTCGACGTTCCGGAGAAAGACCGCGATAATTATTTCGTGAAAACGCTGGGCGTTCCGGCGGGTATCAGCTTCGAGGATACCGACGCGACGGAAAGACAAGTCGAGCGGGAAGGAATATCAATCATCTATTCCGGACGAACCTTGAAACCGATCCGTACAACGCGCGGGCTGGTATTCATCGAAAGCCGCTATCTTGCGCCCGTTGCTGACGTGCTGGACGTGCTGGAGCTTTACGAACGCCGCACGACGGACGGCGCGCCCTACATTGTAGCGAAGGCGGGCTTCCTGCTTCAAGCGGTGATTATGCCCTATGACGTTATCAATCAGCAGTTCGTGGAGAGCTTGCAAGCCTTAACGCGGGAATGCGAATTCGCACTTTCCGAGAAGGAACGCAGAGAGCGCGAAGCCCGCGACCATTTCACGGCGACAGAGCCGGAACAATTCGCCTTGAATGTTGATCCGAACACGGGCGAGATTGTAGAAGGAAGCGAGGTGGCGGACAATGCCTAAAATGACGGTACGCGTTATTCTGAAAAGCGGCGTTGAATTCTCTATCAAGTGCGACAAATTCACACTTACGCGAAACGGCTTTCAACAGGTAACGGGCTACAACATCGAAGGGATCACGGAGAACCAGCCCGTTTATTTGGACTTTGAGCAGGTGGCGGCGGTTGTCCGCGTCTTTTCCGACGAAAAGGAGGTGGCGCACGATGAACAAGGCGCTTCTATCCTCTAAAAATA